TTGCATTTGCCATTATATCTTGCAAAGAAATTGTACTCTCTACCTGTTGAATATCAGCGAAAGGATTCCCCGCTTGTTTGCCTTTATTCTTTAAAAAGAATATTTGAGCGGGTACGCTCTTATCAAAAACTGCGGATTCATAGAGCGCATTGGTTACATTTTCAATCGCTTCAATCTTTCCTTCTCTTATATACTGTTCAAATTTATCATCTGTTTTCTTTCTTCTTTGTAAAGTACTAATAGAAATTCCAAATACTGTGCGGGCTATAGACTCCTCAGAAAATCCCAACCCCGCTAATTTTTTAGCTTTCTCTAATTGTTTTTTTGTAAAAGTTAAAGGCTTTCTTCCCCTTTTTGCGGGTGTTTTGTTGGGATCCATGCACTTTATTATAGTTAATTGTATTAAATATATGTAATTAATTTAATTAAAAGTGTTGCATTGTGAATAAAGAGGTGTTTAAATGCATTCATTAATTAAACATATAGGAGAAACAAATATGGATTATAAAAGAGAAGAGATCAAAGAATACTTTGACGATTACATTAAAGACAATAAAGTATGGTTTGAAGAAAATGAACCAAACGATTGGAAAGACGATTTACACCATCACGCTTTTAATACTGATTATTTCATCATAGGAACTTACAAAGCTAAACAATGGTTAGGCGATATGGCTTTTGATGTTATCAATTTTATTAAAGAGTACGAGCAATTTCAATTCGGTGAAGTTTTAACAGATTTATCCGACCCAGAAAAAGTTGTAAATATGTACGCTTACATTATTGGCGAAGAAATTGTGAGCGATTATTTAAACGAATTAGAAGAGGTTGCTTAAAGTCTAACTGACGATCGGTTAATCCGTGAAATCCTTGCTAATCAATCCCCCCATTAGTAAGGATATTAGACAAACAAACACAGGAGTAACAAATAATGACTATTAAACACCCAGAAGGCGTAGATTTTAGTTGGAAAGAGAAACGCATACCATTTCAAATATTTCTGGAAAATATGTATCAAGGATATCTGCTTGAACTAGAAATGCACAATGAGAAAGATTCTCTTTCTATTTCTGAATATTACGAAAATAATCAAGATTTTTTATTAACGAAATTTAAGGAGCAAGCATGAAGTTTAAAAAATCTAGGCTAGAACGTACTTGCAGTAATTGTGATAAAACAATTAATAAAGGCGATCTTTACGGACAAAAAACCAAAAGCATACCAGTAGAACAAACTTGCTGGAGTATAGATTCTAGACCAAAAGAAGAAATACCTGATTGGGCTTGGGAAACTGTATATTTTAGAAAAGAATTTGATTGGTGTGAGTTATGTGGTAAACAAAAGGAGGAAGGATGAAGCGTAATTACAGTTGGCTAGAGATAGCAGAAATGCCTCAATGCTGTATGTGTTGTGGCAGTAGGGATATTAATTTAAAAACTAATGTTTGTTTATCTTGTGGCTCAGATGAAGGATTTTGGGCTGACGAACGAACAGATGAAGAGTACGAGGAAGCATGAGTAATTACGTAGATAAATATATTGATGAAAAAGGTAATGTTGATAACAAACTTATCCTTAATCAAAAAGGTTTTGAGGGTTTAACAGATGATATTGAATTACTTGTTGAAAAATATACAGGTATTGAGGATTCGGCTTTTATGAAATGTGCTGATATTCGTGAAGATATTATGTTTTTAATAGAAGAGATACTAGAGGAGCAAGACTAATGACTAACAAAATACAAACTACCAAATTAATACACGCTGAACTCAAAAATGGAAATGGCTATTCATACTTATGGCTAGGTAATGATTACTTTGCCGACTTATTTAACAATTGGGATTTTGAGACTAATAAAGGCAAATATAAAGGAATGTTAGATTTTGATCGCACATTTTCTTTTACTATTGAAATGAATGAAATCAAAAACGAAGAATCAATAATTGGTATGTCTTTTGATGAAGGGTTAGAAGATTCAGAGATAGTAGATTTTACCCTTGAAGATGTTATATGGGAGGAAACAACTTATACAGTTGATTTAGGCAGTATCATTATTGACGAAGAACAATATCAAGAATTGGAAAAAATAGGTTTTGATAATTGGATTAGTAAGCATATTGATTCTGTAGAACTAGACCAAATACACGAAAACTAGGAGCAAAACTAATGGCTAAAAGAAAATACAAAGAAGATGTTATATGGGAGCAAGAATGAAGATAGAAAAACATAGAGAGCTAAAGAGAGCCATGAGTAAATTAGATGATGCCGTTGGTGATTGTCCGAAAGAAGTAGCTAATGCCATAGATAATGTTTGGGACATCATAGACAAATTAATAACAGCAGAGGAGTCCGACAATGAATAACAATATCTATTTTTGCATAGCTAGCGACGAATTAGGATTAGAAGTGGCTTGGCAATGGCGAGATGAGCAAAAACAATTTTTCAAGAGCTGGATTCCGAAAGCGAGTGATATTTTTATCATAGATCAATTGAGTGAGGATGATAGGGAAAGAGTAAAGGCAGAAATTATGCACGAGATAGAGCCTGAGCTAAGAGAAGAGAGATTGAGACAAAACAAGCAGGCAAAGGAGCGAAGAAATGCTAAAACCTAACGATAAGGCTAAAATACGAGGCACTTGTATTGTAGGCTCAATATCACGAATAAACCATGCAGAAAACTTAGCTTTGTTTGAGGACGAAGAAATTAACAAGCATATTTATATAGCCATTAACAAATTAGAAAAACTATATGAGTAACATTAGCAAACTAGAATTTAAAGATGGATCTATTCCTATCTTTTCCAAAGAATTAAATAGGGTAGTTAGATTTGAATATTTAAAAGATAGAAAGGGCTATTATGAGATTTTCTTAAACAAGCAAATTCCAAAATTGCCAAAGAAAATGTATCAAAATATTATTTCAGAGATAATTAATCATCTAATAGAAGAAGAATATAACCAATTACTAAAGGAGAAATAAAAATGACAAAACCAATTAAGAATATTCGCGATCATATTTTAATGGTAGAACAACTAAAAAAACCGAAACCCAAATTAAAACGAAAAAAACAGGTAAAATAATGACTATGAAAAAACACCAGATGATGAGGAAGCTAAGACAAGCACAATTACGAGCTAAAGACCCAGAATTTAAAATGCTTTGGTTAATGAAGCAAAGACAATTAGAACTTTCTGTAGAGGTTATTAAAACTCAATGTTTCTCCCAATAATAACTTCTACAGATCATGGCTTATAAATATAAAAGCACCGAACATCAATCCGTATGCGGTGCTAGAGGTAAAAAGACCTCCCAAGGGAATCACCGCAATATATCTCATTGCCATATGAATAAGAGCAAGAAACGCCAATTTAAGCGCTATCGAGGGCAAGGACGTTAATTTAACTCATCTTTTAACATCTTATTCAACCCCACCAATAAAATATGCCTACGAATCCCCCTTTTGCTCCTACGCATCAACGTCTTATTCTCCTCATCCGCTAACCAAATAATATTTTTCTCTTCACTCGCTAATTCCACGAGCGCATTACTAATACTCTTATGATGCATACCCGTCATTAACGCATAATAACGATTCGCATCATGCGAACTCATAGTTTCCGCACGATGCCGTTCACACACTGCCCACAAACACAATTTACTCGCAGGACTGAGATCTGCTCTTCCCACGTTCGCACGATACCATTTCCACACGACCTTTTTTAATTCTCCGTACGAACGGATTTTTCTCGCTACGCTTGATTGTACGAACGCACTCGCTCGTTCGTCCTCAATATCTTCTACTAACCACCACAAATTAATCTCTCCTGATTTTTTTATTTATTAAACTCTCAATTCAACACTCAACCTAATAACTGAAACTAATAATTGAAACGGGGAGCTGCAGCGACTCCGTTTCTATACATGTATACCATGTATGGATATTGGTAACTAGATTATCCTCCGAAGGCGCTAGATTATCCTCATAGATAACTAGAATCGCCAAATAGGTAACTAGAATCGCCAAAGCGTTACTTCTTTTTGGCATCTTTTTCCTTTGTTTTACGAAAGATTTTGTCGTAATTCTCATTGAATTTATCTTTATTAACTGGTCTTTGTTTACTGCCTTTACTCATGTTCTACCTCATATCTTAACTTGCGTAAAAACCAATCGGCTTTCTCTAAATCTTCTAAACCGTTTTTTTGTTCGTAGCGCCAAAGATATTTAATAATACTCGCCTTCAAGTACCCTCTAAATTGTTCTGGGCTAAGACTGCCTTTAATAGCATCAATGCACTCAATACCACCAAATTTATAATGCTCTGGATTAATCTTGCTCATCTGCTGACATTTGCTCTAGTCTGCCTGAAATGGTTTCAGCTATTTCAAACTCTAAATCGTTTAATTCAGCTAATACTTCTGCTTGGTTACTCTCTGCAACTGTCTGTTTGACAATGCCCCTAACTCGATTGAGTATCTTTTCATAGTTATCGTACATTTTTACTCCTGGTTTATGTAAGTTAATAAAATAATCTAAATCAACTAAGACTAATGGCTTAAATCGATTCTTTTTCGCTACTACTATTGGCTCAAAACCATTAGCGTTAGCAATCGCTTGATCGTAAGCGTTCCAAAAATTAAGTTTCTCCACGTTCTTACACTCAATAGAACATGGAAACTTCTTTCGAGCTGAACTTGACATGGTGACATCTTCACCACCTGCACCCATTGATGTACTCTTAACATCTTCTGGATGTATGTCTAACATCTCAATTAATTTATCTCTAACTAATTGTTGTAGTTTTCTACCCTTCGCTTTAGCGCTTTGTGTTTTCATTTTGTTTATCCTGAACTTTAGTTAAAGCTTTGTCCCATTGTTTTTGAGCTTTATTCAAACTCTTTTTGCGTTTTCTTAATCCCAATTTATACCTCCACTAGTATTTTCTATTGGCTCTAATACTGCGTTTTTTCTAAATAGTGTTTGTACTGAATAATCAATATCACCGCTATTACTTTTGACAACTCCTGCTTTCACGACACTCATTCTATTAAATGGTATGCCTTTATCCAAGCATATTTGTGTGCAAGTTTGCTCATCTGAAAGCCATAAATTAATACACCACCTAGCTCCATTAACAATGGAACTAGCTCCCAGGACTTCTTGTCTATGAGATAACACATTATCCGAATCATTTGATAAAGAACTTTTATTTAAATGATGACAAGTAATACACGTTGCATTTAGTTTTGCTGATATTTGTGATGTATAGGACGACCACATCTGTCCAGCTTCATTTGATTGACTAATATTAGCTGTAGTGAAGGCTTGTAAAGGATCAAAACAAACCATTTTTAAATTAGGAATAGTTTTTAATTCTTCAACTAATTCTTGTGCCTGAGTAGTAATACCTTCTTCTCTTAATAAGATTAATGGTTCTAGCTGTTCAGGAATTGGATAGATAAAAATTTCATTATGGTAATCAAATCTTTTACCTTCTGGATCTAACATAGCTATTCGTCTATGTATTTCATCTTGACTATCTTCAGCACAAAATATAACTGAACTGCCTTGCTCTTTTATTTCTTTACCCCACCATTTGCCACCCGTAGCAATAGCCACTGCTAATTGAATCATAGAGTACGATTTACCTACACCACCAATAGAAGCTAATATGCCTGGCACTCCTAAAGGTATAAATTTATCTACTAAAAATTTAACTTCTGGTGGATCACCAACAATTTTTTTTATAGAGTATTGTTTGATATTAAATTTACTTTCAATTAACTCAGCACGAACTCTATCCAAACCATACTTTTGATGTAAGTCATTGTAATCACCTTGCTCACTTGGAATTCTTACTACGCAATTTGGTATGGCTTTGTGTATTTCTTCTGCCTTCTTTAAACCAATGCCAGTTTTGTCATTATCATAGGCCAAGATTAATTGAGCATTACAAAACTTTCTAATATTCAATAAGGCTTTCATGCCAAAATTAGCTGAAAACACTACTAACACTGGTAGTTGCGTACTTTCATATACAGAAATTCCAGTCGCCATCCCCTCTACGATAATTAACTTTTCTAATTG